GCCACAAGCGACAGCTTGAACATCACATGGAAAATCTGACTGGCGGCACCCCTCCCGTCAGATACCTACCCTGTGTAGTCCCTTGTAAACTGTACTTTAGGACTGTATAAGCAAAATAGCGTATATCGTCCATTGCGTGGTCATTTTCTTTAACAACCTTATCAACTTCGGCTTTTTCGTCCCAGCGGTACATGCCAAACTCTTCCTGAGATGCCTTGCACTTCACACCGATTTTCATTTTGCCGTTTGAGAGCATTTGACTTGTAGTTCTGATGCCGTTGATAACATCGTTCTTAGCAGACTTGACATAAAACTTGCCGTGTCTTTTGATAGTAGCTTTAAAAGATGCGGCAGACGGGTCAATGATTACATATTCTATGTAATGGTCACCTGCGAGCTTTTCAAGCTCTGCATAATGCTCTTCATCGGTGCGTTGATAGCCCTCTTTTCGGCTGTTATAATAGTATTCGTCCACACGGATTGCCTCTTTGTCGGTTACACACCAAAGTCCCATTGAGCAAGGGTTAATAGTACCATAGTCCATTGATATGTACCATGTGCCTACAAGCTCATCGTGGTTGCCGTTCCACAATTTTTCCTTGATATGGTCGTTGTAATCTTGGTAAACAAGACCCTCGGCAATAACCCACTCACCAAGGATAAAGCGGCGGTAAAATGTGCCTTGGTAAAGGCTGTAATACCGCTGTTTTACCTTGTCTGATAATGATAGGTTATCGTCCATTAAAAATTTAAGTCGCAAAGCGTGCTTATCCTCAGCCTTTAAAACCCACTCACGATAAAACCAATGGTTAGGGTTATCGGGGTTGCAGTTAAACCAAAACCTTGCACCCTCAACAGAGCAACGGGCAAGAGCCTGCTCAACAAATGACCTCGGCATCAGAGCAACCTCATCGAAGAGGACGCCTGCAAGCGTAACGCCCTGAATTAAGTCCTGTGAGCTTTCGTCTTTACCGCCGAAAATGTAAAATGTATTAGATTTGCCGTCTTTGCTGATTATCAGCAAGTTTTCCGACCGTTTATCCTTGATGTCATAGCGGTGTTTGAGCATATTGATAAGAGGCTTAATAACATTTCGCCTGCAAGAGCCTACGGTTTTACCGCATATAGCAAAGTTACAGTCGGCAAATGTTGCCATTGCCCAAAAAATAAAAGATATGCTCATACTAACAGTTTTGCCCGAACGGACAGATCCGTCTGCAATTATCGCATCATATTTATCCTTTATCCCGTCAACTTTCCACCAGCTAAGTACTTTTAGCTGCTTTCTCGAAAAAGGCTTAAATTTCATCTTTAAAAGCCTCCTTGCCTGCTCCTTCGAGTGCCTCAATCAATCCGTCATCAACGGTTTCTACTGTTTCGGGCTTGAAGTAATCCGCATACAGCTTAATAGCCTGCGTGTCGCCGTTCTGACATTTTTTAATCAGTGCCTGCCGAATTGCCGTCAGTTCGTCATTCTCGTATTTTGTAATAAGAGCATTTAATTTTTTGCGAAATTCTCTTGATTTTACAACTCCATAGGATAGAGCAAGTGATTTTAAATCTTCAACAATATTAAATTCCTGCTTTGTGTTTGTATCCTTGAGCAGTTGTTCAAGTTTTGACAGCTTATTCATTTTGCACCTTCTTTCTTTTTTGCATAAAAATAAACACCCGTTAAAAGGTGTTTAAAAGCATTTTAATATATATAAAAACAGCGGTTTGCGTTAAATTTTAATGTCAGCCGTTATCACGATTTAGGAGGGATTGTTCCATGGGCAAACCGCTGTTTTTAACTTGGGTATATATATAGCTTCGCCATCCGCTAACCTGAGGTTATCGGTGACTTCGCCGTATGTCAGCCGTTGCATCGGGCGGAGACGAATCAATCCGTCGTCTGTTCGGGCATTTGTTCGGTAAACGATACTGTAAGCTCAGTCGGCTCACCTGCAAGGGTAATTTTGACCGTTGCTTTCTTGTATCGTTTCTGTACTTTCACAATTTTATCTTTATTCTCAGCCAAAAATCCGCTGACAGTTTCGTAACCTTCGCCAGTGAATTTAAGTACCGAGGGAGTTTTCAAAAGTTCGCTCAAAGTCAGAATAAATTCAGACTCTTTGTCGGTTAAAGGGATAGGGCTTGTGCCACCTCCGAGCAATCTAATAATGTTCGGAATGCCCTTAAACACATAATATTTTGACCACTCGTAATCCATACGAACGAAAACATAGCCGTCAAAAAGTATATGCTGTTGAGTTATCCACTTGCCTTTTGAGCGGATCAGTTTGTTTTCGACCGGCACAATAGCATCATAACCACGATGTCGGAGCTGTTCCGCAACAGCGTGTTCTTGTCCTGTGTTTACATACAAAACATACCACTTGATGTTCATCATCCTTGCTCCTTTGCTTTGAGCTTGTTGATTTCGTCCATAAGCTCGTTGTAGAGCCGTGGATTACTCTTTTTGATAGTGTCATAAAGCAGGCTCTGATTTTCTTCGAGGGCAAGCATCTTGTCTGACTTAACGTCCGTGTCGGTCTTACGCTTGTATGTTACTGCTCTCGCAAGGGCAGTAGCCTGTCTTAAAAGGTCATCAGCAGACACATCATCAAACTGTCCTTCGTCAAGTTTTGATATGGCATCAAAAACTTTCTGCGATGCCATACGCAGGATAGCCTCAGCAGGATCAAGTTCAGGATAACGCTCAGTTTCGGTTAAAATCATACGAAAATTTTCCTGCGCAATTCTGAACTGTTGAGCGTTAGCTAAAAAGCGTGATGCGTAACGGCTGACCGCCGCCTGCGACAACTGTTCGCCGTTTTCTGCAAGGTAAGACACGATTTCACGGTATGTCTGTCCGCTTACAAGCATCTGATCTACAGTGTCCTTGAGGTCAGAGGGCAGTTTGTCGATTTTTCCGCAGGCTCTGCGGTTGTTTCTGCCCATAGCTAAACCTCAACCGAGTTATCGGTGACGGAGCCTTCGAGGAGCTTAATGCCCTTTGATGAGAGTTTTGCCTCAAGTTCTTCATACGGCACATCTGCGATGTCGGCAGGCTCTTTTGTTTTGATATGACGGAGCAAGATGTATTCCGACAGAAAGAGGTAATTAACAGATGACAGGAAGTCATGTTCTGATACATTGCTGATTGCAAATTTGACATCAGACAGTTTTTCATAATTCACATGAAGTATGTTAATAGTTCTCAAAATCTGTCCGTTGTTCTGCACGAAGTTTCTTGCTTTGATTTTCTGCATATATACCTCTGCATCATTAGTCATTGTTTTTACCTCCTCTTAAAAGCTCCAAAATGAGCTTGTTTTGTGTCTTTATTTCGTCCTTAACCTCGTTTATAGAGTTGTAATAATCCTTTTTGGTAAGACAGGTTTCCTTGATTTTCTCAACGTCAGTTTGCAATTTGCTGATCGATTTGTTGACATCGGTTTTAATATCTTTCAGTTCGCCTTTTGTTACATAGGACAGCTGAATTTCTTTGATTTCCTTGTCGTGTCTATCCGCTTCGTTAATTGTTCTTTTGAGAAAAAAGCTGATAATAGCTATAGCTCCCGAAATTATAAGTCCAAAGAGCCACCAAGTGTCTGCCGCAAAGTTCATAATAAATTACTCCAAAAAAAATAAGGTATCATTAAGTCTGTAACTTAATAATACCTTATAAATCCGTACTCCCGTAGAGGAAGAATATCCTATTTTTTCTTCATTGTTATATATCATCAAAAATACTTAACTGACCATCAATGTTACCGTTTGAGCATATGATTCTCACATATCTTTCTGATAAATCATACTCTCTTGCAAGCTGACTGCTGTTGTATCCATTGTACTTTGCCTTGATTTCAGCGTTGCGTTCAAGTTTTTGTAACTCGCTGTATTTTTGGATATATATTGTATCTCCGCCAAATGTTTGACAGAGTTTAATATAGCTTTCAATGCCTATTGTTTCGGCGATTTCCCTTTGCGTACCTACCAAATCATCAAGATTTATTTTCACCAGCCTTCCTCC